TAATTACCAAGGTTCGTGGTCTCAAGCGCATCACGCGAAATGTCCACCGTCGCGTTACGCACCACGCCGGTGTACCCGTTAATGGTGAAGCTGCCGTTAGCGCCTGTATATGCCATGACTACAGTCTAAGCTCAGCGACCAGCGTTACACGCACATTACTGCGCCCAGGGCTGCCGGAGCTTTCGATGCTTGGCGGCTCTTCAGCGAAGAACCATTTCAGCCCTGCGCCGGTTGCGCTGCCGTCAAGCCATGTTGTCAACGTAGACGATGCGCCACTGAACAATGCCGAGGGCAGCGTCAGATCAGTTGTGGCGCCCTTGGCTGAGTTGTATGCCTGCGCAATGGCAGCAGCGTTGTCGTCGGTGATGTTGTCAAAGCCGAGGCTGAGTTGCGCTTGCGATGGGCGGCTGCCCCACAGCCTGCGTGTTGTGACGCCAGATTGTGACGTGATGCCGCTTGTCGGCCATCGCGGCGCCGTAAAGCTGCGGCTGGTTGGCGTGATGCTTGGAAATGCGACAGCCATCACTCAATCACCCAGTTGCCGGCGGTATCAAAGCCGTTTGCCAGCTCCAGAACGCCCGAGGCGTTGGTTGGCATGTGAACTGCTTCAATGTTAAACGTGCCCTCCTCGTCTGGCGTAATCCGCTCGATCTGGTAGGTACGCACCTGCGTGCTGGGCAGCTTAACGGTGAACACCACGCCAACCGGAGTGGCTACAGTGCCGGCGCCGCTTACGGTCAGCGTTGCATCGGCTGGTGGTGTGCCTTCTGTGCCATCCCAGGCAATCACGTTGTAGGCGCCATCGGCTAGAGGCTTGGTGCTGACCAGTGCGCCATCATCGGTGACGACGCCATTGTTGAATTCGTCGTATTGCGTCTCATCCATTGCCACACGGATGTAGTCGCTAGGCCCAAGCTTGGCTAGTGCGCCTTCATGGGTTGTGCGGAAGCTGATTGCGTGCGTCGGAATGCGGCGCATACGGATGATGAACTTGGCGGCATCAATCGCGTGCGCACGACTGGTGACGTAATCGCTGAGATCGAGCGACTCAACTGGATCGGTTGCGGTGCCGATCGACTCACGCACCAGCACTTCGCGCTCAGTCGGAAAGATGCCGGGATTGGTCAGATCAGTACTGGCACGCTCTTCGCGGTAGCGCACACTGACTTGGATTGGCTCGCGCTCCTCAGGCTCAAGGTATTGCAGCTTGAAGCTGCCCTCAACGATATTGCCGGCAGTGAATAGACCCTTGATTGGCACTGCCGTGAACTGCAAGGCCGGACGCAAATAGAACTTGCCGTCGCTCTCGCCGAACACTAGTAGATGCGCGGCTGCTGTATCGGCTGCCCACTGGCGAAGGTTGACGCGATCGGCTTGCACGCCATCAAAGAAGTATTTGCGGTCGTAGCACCAATCCGCTGCCGTCTCAAAGGCATCAAGGTCGATCATCTCATCGGTAATCAGATCACCAGCGCCATATGTGGCATTGGTCATCAGATCCAGCAACACATCCGGGAATAAGTGCGTGGCGCCAACCGCGAGGCTGTTGCGCAGTCGCCGGCAGGTCTTGCCTCCCGTGACATAGCAGCTGAACTGGCCGAACTGCTGCCACTCAACCGAACTCATCACGTTGATGCCGACTAGGGCGAGGTCGTCATAGACCGGTGCCGTGGCATTCGGCACGATCTCGTTGATGTACACCACCTCATGCTCAGGTCCACTACCGGCGCTGCTTTGGGCCTCTTCATAAACGAAGGCTTCCGCGAGCTTGCCCCAAGTGTCGAGATAACTGCGATCCGTGGCACTGCCGTAGTTACTTGGATCCAATTCGGGGATGCCTTTGCCTTCACCGCGTACTGCGGCAATAGCAAACTGCTCAGCTGTGCGCGGAACTGATTCACCATTGAAGGCAACGGTGACCGAACCATCGGTCACTATCTGCCGGGTGCTTAGTCGTGCATCAAGCACGTAAAGCGTATTGATGCCAGTGCCTGCGCGTACCTCAAAACCAGACAGCGGTTCAATGTTGAACTCCCACTGCTTCAGCGATGGCATATTCAGCTGCACGTAGTTGAAAACGTTCTGCTGTGTCGCACCACGGATGCCGTAGGTGTTGCTCAGGATGGTGAAGGCGCCGCCGCTGCCGGCTTCGCGGTAGCCGATCTTGAAGAAGCTGTAACGCTCCTCTGTAGTGGTGATTGTGTTGCTTTGGAACACATCCACCTTGAGAGTGGAACCGCGCTCGATGATGTCGTCTTTGCGGCTAATGCAGGCGCGATTATCAGCTTGGGTAAAGCTGATCGAATCTTTGAGATTGCAAAATCCGTTGATGCGAATGCCAATGCGCGAGCGGATGCCAAATTCAACCGCCTGACACGGGCGCGTGGTTGAAACGCTTGCAATGGCGCAACGCAAGATATGGCCATCGGGCGCTGTGGCGACGTTGCGCAGTTCGTAACTGCCCGCTAGGTAGTCATCGCCATCGCGTTCAATGTTGGCTTGCGTATTGAGCGTGACTGATCCAGTGCGCACAGTCGTAAACACTGCAGTAATTTCAGTGCCGCTGCCGGTAGATATATCAGCCTCTGAAACAAACACGTCGTCCGTGCGGCTAGTGCAGATTGCAAGCGCTGAGCCGACCTTGTAGAGCTCGCCTGGGATAATCGCGTCGTCCCATGTCTTTTGACGGCCTGCAACGGTGCCGGCTACATCGGCGCACTTTTCGATATGAATTTGCGTGGCGTCAAACTTTAGGTTTTTGGTCACCGTGACAGTACCATTGCCAGTCACGCTGGTGCCGTCTTGAATTCTGAAAACTGGCGTTTGATTATTGTTGACCGCATCAATATCAATGTCACCGCCGCCGCCGCTAGCGCTAACGCTAGTCACAACAGTTACACCATCTACAACTGCCGTGGTTGTACTAAGGCTGACGTTGTTCAATGTTGCCCGCTTGATCTTTTGAGTTGCCTTTGTGCGGACCCTGATCTTGACGGTGTACTTGCAGACCGCTTCGTCGTCATCGTCCGTGATGGCAGGGTTGGTAAAGGTTACGCGGAACTTGCTTGCTTTTAGCACTTCAATATCGGTGTCGATGTTATCGCTGTCGTCGTAAACGCCAAGTCCAGTTGTATCAAAAGTAAAAGTGGCATTTAACGTGCCAATGCCTTCAGAGTCAATCGTGACGCTGTTGACAGTTGCACTCAGTCGGCTTTTTAGATCTGAAACCGACTCGTCGTCGTATTCGTAAACCCACTTTGCGCGGCTGTCTTGACTTGCTGGTTTGTTGTAACCAGCAGCGCCTTCTTTTGTGATCTGCTCTTTGCTGACGCTCCACGCTGCCGGGTTGGTCAGCGTGCGTAGATCGCGGCTGAACTCCGTATCCTTGTCGCTACTGGGATAGAGCTTGTAGGTAATCATGCTGCCGACGCTGCCGACGCTGCCGCTCACCAGTCCGCTGCGGCTGCTGAAGTAGGTCTGCGCTTTCTTTCGTTGCGCCCATGCAACGTCGTCGATCTTGCACTTCACCTGCGCATCGCCGTCTTCGCCTTCAGGCACCAACTGCGCTTGTACGCGCGGGCGAATCACTGGATTGACCTTGAATCCAAAGTCATTGCCGATGAGCGTGTAGACGCCGAAGATCGTCTGGTTGTTCGGCCTGGTGGCGCTGCAAAAGTCCGCTGCCCAGCTGCTGCCACGGCGCACCATGAACACATCGGATCCGCCTGCGTTTTGCGCGTTGCCTACATCGGCGTTAGCAGCACGGCCAAAGATCTGATTACCCGATGCAATGCGTGTGGTCAAGCCACTACCCACGCGGCCATAAACGGTGAGCCTGCTGCCGGCGCTGTTGGCTGTGCTGTTGCCAAAGTCGTAGCTGGCCAGCGTGTTGCCGCCAACCGCAAAGTTCTTCGAGTCGATGCCGCCGATCGGACCCTCTCCGATCATGAAGATGGCACGCAGCATTTGACTGCCGCCAAGGCTGTAGATCTGGCTCCACAGCATCGGGGTGCTTACGCGCACGCCGCCGTAGGTTGTGCCGCTGATGGCCTCACGCAGCGCGTACACCAGTGGGATAGTGCTGCCCAGTGTGGTGATGTCCTGCGTGCTGTCGAAGCCGTAGCGCGGGGTATAGCGCTGGTTATTGGTGATCGGTGCATCGCTGCGGTTGCGTGCCTGCAACTGCGCTGGCCGGCCACCCTGCTGCTGCGGGACGCTTGGCTTCAGGAATGACGAGGCAATCTGAAAGCCAATGCCAATCACGCTGAGTGTGATGGCGATGATCGTTTCAACGCCTGCAATTACCGCCGGCTCCGGCTGCTCCTTGGCATGTCGCGCCACTTCGGCCTTGAAGTACAGATACTGCTCGTCTGTCAGACCCAGCAGGCTTGCGAGGTAGCGATCAGAAGGCAGCATCAGTGAAACCTGTAAAAGCGAAGACTTGGCATATACGACAGCGGCACCCATCGGACGCCACGCCTGTGATGCACCAACAAAAGCCCGTCGTCTACAACGATACTGACGCCAAGGCCGGCTGGGCCATTGCGGATCAGCGTTACGGCGTGCTGCTGCGGGCCATCAAGTTCAACGGTGCCATCACGCCATAACTGTTCCAGCTCTGGCCAACGCTTCTGTTTGGCAAGCTGCAGCCACTGTGCGTCCATTGACGGGTGATAAATGCCGGCTTTGTCGAGGATGCGCCACACCATCACTAGGCAGTCTGCAGCTTTGCCGTCTTCCGGGTCGGCGCCAAACTCGTGCGGTAGCCCAATCCAGTGCTTCCAGTCCATTAACTGATCACTAGGCTGCCGGTGCTAGGTAATGCGCCAACGATGCCAGTGGTTAGGCGGCGCTTAGGGATGTCGCCTTTGGTGGCATCAAGCGGACTGGAAAGCTTCAGGATCACGCGCTCAGTGTCCATTTCGTACTGCGCTACTCGCCACAGCTCAGATCGCACCAATGCGTCATCAGCAAATGTTTCTGGGTCAAGGCTGACGGTTTTGATGTCCAGCAGCCAGCGCGACTCAACTGCCTCAGCAAAGATGTTGACGCTGATCGGATCCAATCCTGCGACAAGACTGGATTCGCTGCGGTCGCCGCCCTTGCTGCCAGCGCCCAGCGTGTAGCCGAATGGCGCAAACGCATAGGTCACGCTGCTGTAGGTGCGTGTTTGATTGATGGAAAAGTTTTGATAGGCGTAAACCGGCGATGTTGGCGTGCCGTCGCTTTGCAGAAAGCGTGCGTAGTTGACGAATGCAAATGTGCTCATGCCATACCTACGCGCTTACGTGTTTTTACTGAGTTTTGCAGTGTTTGCAGTGTAAGCGCCCTGCCGCGTTCTGCTGCCAACGCAATGCCACGCTGATGCTGCTCAGTGGTGACGTATTCAACGCCGTTGATCACGGTCGATTCGTATTTCACCTCGATCGGTTTTTGCTGGATTGCGCTACCGCCAGCATTCATCTGACGGTTAGCAGTTTGCTGATTAAGCATTGCCCGCGTGTCATTGCCTTGACGGTTTGTGGCTTGCTGGGCTAGTGCGGCGCGTGTATCGGCATTGGATACGACGCTGCCGCTAACACCAGGCACAAACAACTCGGGACCGCGCTCACCGACGATGTAAGGCTGGTTGCTGCTGACTGGGCCGCCGTTGGCGCGACCGCCTACAGCAAACCCTGGAATCGGAGTTTTTAGCGCCCCCGTGCCAGTAAGGTTCTTGTTTGCTGTACCTAAAGCACTGCCGCCACCGCTCAACGCGTTAAAGATGGTTTGCAGAATAATTAGGGTCATCTGCTTGGCAATGATCTCAGCTGCCATGCTGACAAATGCCTTGCCAATGCTTTCAAACGCATCTGCTAGCGCTTCTTGCGTTGATTTAGCGCCGGTTGCCACATCTTGGAATGCTTGGCCAAAAGCACTGCCGATTGCATTGGCGCCGTTAACGATCGCGTCAATCTGCAGTTTGATTGGATTCAGATCCTCTTTCAGCTTGGCTATTGCATCACTCAATCCAGATGCAACAGTGCCTTGGCCTGCTGCGCCAAACTCCGCACCCTCCATTGCTTGCTTGAAGAGCTTTTCGGCTTCTTCGGCTTGCTTTTTCAGTTCCTCTGTCTGTAGCTCAATGATCTCAAGTCGCTGGATTTCGGCGTTTAGCTGATTCAGGTTGGTGCGCTGCTCAGCATTCTTCAGCTCTGCAATCTGCTTAGCGCGGTCTTCGTAGTCGAATTGAATCTTTAGGCGTTTTTGCTCTAGTTCGTTGCCTTCAAATAACAGCGCAACCTGCCTGCCAAACTGAGTGCCTAGTTGATCGCCAACTTCAAGCGACCGTTCAAGCTCTTGCCGTAATTTTTCAGCTTCGCGTGCTGCTTTTTCTGCTGCTTTTTCTGCGTCTGATTTACCACCGCGTCCTTTGCCGCCAGTTGCAGCCATTAAGCCTGGCAGTGTTGCGGCGGCCGCAGGAGGCGCTGCAGTGGGAGGTTTTAGTACGCCTTGCTGATAGCCATAGCTCCGCATCAGATCGCGGAATCGTTCTTCACGAAGCTGCGTAAATTGATCTGCATTGATGCGACCACCGCCACGCAACTTAGCGATTTGCTCTGCCTCTTGCCCAGCTTGCCTGAATAGCTTGTCTCTTTGCTGATTAGAAAGATTTGCGCCTAGTTGGCGCTGCAACAAGATCGTCTCAAAGACGTTATTAACCTGATTGGCAATATCAATCGCAAGGCCCAAAATGCTCTGCATTGCAGGCGCAAGGATTGAACCCAAGCGGGATGCAAGATTTTGTACGGCGTCCTGCAGCGTGCTTAAACGACCAGCTAATGTGTCGCTTTGAGCTACAGCGCCATCGGCGTATTTGCCGCCGGCAGCAGTAAGTTTCTGGATCGCATACTCAACAGCTTCTGCGCTGATTCGGCCTTTCTCAAGCGCGTCTTGAAACTCCTCCCCACTCAGGTTGTACTCTTCGCGTAATACTTGCTGCAGCGCAACGCCGCGCTCTTGGAACTGCAGTAGCTCTTCACCCTGCAGCCTGCCTTTGGCTTGAACTTGCCCGTAGGCAGTAACCAATCCTTGCAGCTCAGCGCCAGTTGCGCCGCTGACATCAGCAAGACGCCGCGTTGTCTCAACGACCTTGTTAGTTTCAACTCCAAACGCTTGCAGGCGTTTAGCTGAATCAATCAGCTCTGAACTAGTGAATGGCGTTACTGCGCCAAGTTGCTGCAGATCTTTGATGATCTGTCCAGCTTTTTCTGCGCTGCCCGTTAAAACCTGAAGGCTGCGCGTCTGTGTTTCAATTTCAGCCGTGCTGACAAAAACAAACTTGGCGGCTTGGATTGCCGCAAAAGAACCGATTAACCCACGAATTGTGCCGCCAAAATTTGAAACCGAAGCGCCAGCCTGTTGCGCAGCTTTTCCTTGTTTTTGAAGTCCCGCTGCTGCCGCCTCGGCTGTTGTTACAAACTGCCCGTTTTCTTTCCTGGCGCGTCCAGTTGCATCAACAAAATACCGCATACCATTGGCAGCGGTTTCTATCGGTTTGCCAGATTTGGTAAATGATGCAGCAAGTGCGTCATTAGTCGCATTCAGCTTGTCAACCGCTTGGCTAGTGGCCTGCGCACCTTGTTCAACCTCGCGCAGCTTGCTAACCGCATTGCGGCTGTCGACGTTAATGGCAACGTTGGCGACAACCGACACGACTTACCTACGGCTTTGCTTTAGTCTACGATCCTGCTCTTCGTTTTGCAGTTCAAAGTAGCTAGACCATATCAGCAACTCTTCAAGCGTTACCTCTTGGTTTAATCGCGCCAAGCTATATCCAAGTTCTTTAGCAATCCCAAGCTGCAGCAACAGCAGGTTGTCTTTCTTCAGCTCAGCCTTTATTGCTTTTCATGTCCAGTTCTTTGCCTTCCTCTGGATTGGTGATGATGGCAAGCATCATGGCTTGCAAATCACTATCAAGCACCTCATTTTTCAGCTCAGCAATCTCACCAGCTTGAAACAACCGCTGGCCGGCATCGTCAGCTGCTTTGGTTATCAGCAGATTCAGCGCAAAGCCATTGGGATCATCGCCACCTGGCATCTTCTGCGCGCGCTCGCGTTCTGCCATGGTCAGCGCTGTGGCGTAAAACTCAAACGTAGTTCCATCGTTGAGTGTTACGACGCGCTTGATCGGCTGAAGATTGGCTGCTTTTTTGAGCCGTGCCAGTGCAGATGATGCCATGCAATAAATGTGGGTGGCCCCAGCATACGCCGGGGCCGTTCAACTATCAAGCAGAAGTGCTGAAGTCGAAAGTGGGCACACCAGCCGGGCGGAATGTGATCTCCACCTGCTGAGCGTCGTCGGGGTTGATATTCAGGCTGGCGGTCAGCAGTACAGCATCCATTGCGATGCTGCGGCTCAGTGCTTCAGTAGCGCCCTTGTCGGTGTACAGCTTGAAGCCGCACCCAACCTGTTGACGCTGCAGCACGTCTTCCACCATGCGGTTGGAGAGGGCGGCGTCTTCGTTGGTGACGTAGATGGTGGCAGTGCCGCTGCCATCAGCAAAACCGGGGATGTAGGCGCGGAAGGGCGCGTACTGCCCAGCGGTTTGCCCGATGGTGGTGACGTCAATCTCGGCGCGTGAAATTTCAAAGCTCCAGCTTTGCACCTGACCAACAGCGGCATAATCGGCGTAATACACCTCGAACTCGTTAGGTGCTACAGCCGTGCCGTCGTCGGTGATGGCAAGGATGGTGCCACCGGCCGATGTGGAGACGGTCAGCGCACCAGTGGCGGCGGTGTAGCTCAGCACGTAATAAGTGGTGGCGCCATCAATGGGAGACGGCAGCGTACCGGATCCAGATCCGCCGGTCTGGCTATTGACCACACGGAATTTCACCGGATCGCCAGCTTTGAAGTTCAGATATGGCTGAACGGTGATGACATCAGTGCTGGCGTTGACGCCGGATTCGGGAAAGTTGCCGTTAGTGCCAGCGGGTTTGTAGTAAAGGGCGCCGGACGTACCGGACAAAACAGTGACAGCCATGTTGTGAACGGTAGTGGCTACCGTTAGTCTAAATACGCTTCAAACGTAGCAGTTAGCTGAGTCTGAAAGTAAGGCTCAGGTGCTGCTGGCGTTACCTGCGCCGGTCCTGATGCTGCGTCGAAGATGATGCTAGAAAACTTGGCGCGATCAAACAAATCCTTTAACCGCTCTGCAATGGTGAAATTAGCAGCAGTGCCCTGACCCTGCGGCGTAAAGACATTGACCACCAACGTGCCGGTCTGGCGGTTGAAGCTAGTCAGCGTGGCGTAGCTGTTATCGCCAAAACGGATGAACACCTGCACCCATGGCGTGTTGTTGGGCGGCGTAAACGGCACGTTTTGATAGCTGACCGGGTAGGCAGGCGATAGCGCCATCTGCGTTGCGATGCGCCCTTCAATGGCAGCGCGTACGTCGTTGTAGGTGCTGCTCATGATTCTCTCCCGATGCGGTCAGCATTGACTTGCACAAAGCCTTGAATATCCTTGGCGATGCCTTGCACCCATCCTGCTGGCGCTTTCTTGCTGCTGCCATTGGCAAGAGGCTTGGCATACGGCAGGTTGTTGTGCACGCTGTAGACGTTGCCTAGCTTCTCTTGTTGGTAGCCGATGCGTTCAATCTGCGGTATGTCCCCATATATGCCTGCAGGCTTCTCTCCGCCTGGCGCCGCATTCTCACCTACCTGCCAGCTAACACGAAAGCGCCCGGTATCAACAGGGCTTGCCTGCTTGAGGCGGCTGTCAGTCTCAAGCACTGCAACGCGCAACAGCTTCTCAAACTGCTGCTGGGCGTAATCACCAATATCACCAACCTGGATTGTGCGTGCCATTATGCCCTCAGGATCAGCTCGTAGGTGATCGGGGTGTTGTCCTGCTCAATCGTGCGCACCTGAATAACCTGCTGCGTCACACTGCTAATTAGCACTTCATCAGCAGTGGTAGGCGCGTTGGCAATATCGGCGGCAGCGATCAGCAGGCGCTTGTCGCCGGCTTGGATTAGGTCATTCACCTCGCGCAGGTTGACATCTTCCAGCACACCGCGCACTGCAGTGTCGGTGGTGGTTTCAGTGACGGTGCCAGTGCTGGTGTTGTAGGCGCCTGTTGTCACCCTGCGGATAGTGGCAACACCACCAAACTTTGCCATCAGTTTGCTGGCAACCTTCCGTAGCGGGCTAGCTAATGCCATCAGGCAACCTGCACTGCTGTAAGGATAATGCCAGGGATGGAAGGATGCGCCGGTCCCGATGGCGACGATGGCAAGGATTGAATGCTGGCCGCAACGTTGGTTGTTGACCAGATCAATTCCAAGTAATCGCTAGCAGCAAGCTTTAGAACGTAATTCACGCAGCCGATGACATGACCGTCAACGCCGCCATGACTGGAGATAATGCTGAACTTGCTATCCGATGCTGGCACGTCACCGGTGACGCCGCTATCGTTCTTGCGCAGCCAGATATTGATGTCGTGAATTGAAGTGCTTGTGTTTACAAACTGGACAGAGTAAGTGACGCTGTAAACACCAGCACGGGAGAACGTAACGCGCGACCCAGAAACAATGCTAATGCCGCGACTGTCTGGATCCGTTGAATTGATTCCAATCGGGTAGTCAGTGTTAGCAAGCGTCGCAATCTGTTGAGTCGTATCGTAAAACGATCCCCACAACATTTGATTGCGGACAGTATCAAGCTGGCTGGTAAACGGGTTGAGCTTGAATGCCATTGCTCAGCTCCGAACAACGGTAAGCAGATTATTGTTGCCGTCGTAGGTCATTGTCAGCACTGCCACAGTCTTGCCGCCTGTGCCGCCACGCTTGTACGTTGCAGTCAGCAAGTTGTTTGCGCCGTCGTATGTATTGACAATGCAATCATGCGTAGGGATCTCGAGCCCTTCGCGTGCTACCGCATCACCACCACCAGGGAGAACGTAAGCCATCAGAGCCTGTAAGCAACAACAGTGCCGCTGGTCAACGTGATGCTAGTAAACACGCCGCACAGCTCGCAGCTTGCCTTAAGCGGAATCGCTGTTAATGCATTGCCGGTGTAATCCATTGCCGTCAGCGTGGCAATAACCGAATCCTCAAGCGCTACGATCTCGCCAAAGCGGCCGGTATGCGCAACGGTATCGTCGATGTATTCAGCGCCGGGATACTCGCTCATGATCGTTTGATAGCAAAGTTGCCTGGTCCGCTAATTCTAAGCCCGGTCAGATATCGCTCTACGATCGGCGGGATTTTATCGACGCCAACAGCGCCATAGCCAAGGTTTGGCGTCACATCGATACTGCCGATCTTGACGTTCTTGTAATCCTCCAGCCCGCTCAGTCCAATGCCGTCTGGGTTGTTGTTGAGGTATGTGGCAAGCACAACCTGCGCATACTGCACCTGCTGCGGGATCTCGTCGTCGGTGTAGTAGTCCGTCGTGATGCGAAACGGAAAGCCGACAGCATAGGTATTGATGTAAGTATCAGGCTTGCGCACGCCAGTACGCGGCCACTGCAATGCCTGCGTATCCGTGGCGCGAGCACCTAAGAACCGCTCACGATCCAATCGTTGAGTAGCAGTAAACAGCGCCCGATTCTTTTGATCAGTGGTAGCCGATGCCCATGCCGTTACATCAGCATCTTGCACAAAACCATCAATGATCTCCTGCGCTGCTGCCAGCGTCAGGTAAGTATTAGCCGAAGCTCCGCCGGAAGTGGCATCAAGGACAATGGCCATGTTTTGCCTCCAATGCGGCCACTAGGGACTTCAACTCATCCAGTGTAGCGTCTGACTTAATTCTGTTCGCCCTGGCAGAAATTACCCAAATGTTATCTGGTGTGTACCCCTTTGCGGAGTCAATCCGATCAAGGCTTGGCGATGCGTCCCAGTAATGGCGATCAGAGGGTTTCAGGTCGATCCCCAAAACTGGGCACTTGTTGACCATTGCATCGTAGACATTTTCAGGTGTGATTGTAAATTCCATATTTTTATCTTTTGCCCTATCTCTAGCGTGTTTCCAAAGCGGATACCAGGGTGTCTCGTATTTCTGATCAGGGCTGTATCCCTTTGGCCAGCCGACGCCGTAGCCATGCTTAATTCTTCCGCAACCGCATCCCCTGTTTTTATTGCGCAAATTTGTTGACATCACCTCAACAGTTGCGCCGCAATCGCATTTGCAAATAAATCTTCTGATCACAGCTTTAACGTGACCATTTGGCTTATAGCTTCTATATCGCTCACCTTCTCCAATGATTACCAGCTTTCCATGCCGCTGACCAATAAACTCTTCAATCGGCTTGGGTTTCCCCATCGTCCTTTGGCTGCGATAGCTGTTTTAGCCTACCACGGCGCTTGGGCTTTGTATTGGTATCCAAGGATGGCGTGGGCTCTGCAATAGAAAGAGAGGCTGCCTCGTTAGAAGCAGCCTCCAGTTCACGCAGTCGCCGGAAGGCGAACATGCCCATCAGACGCGCTTAAGCAGCACGGTCAGGATCACGCCAGCCAGAGCGGTGGTGGTGCCGGTCACGTCAAGAGACAGGCGGTTGCCAGCCTCAAGAGTGAGATCGCTGGTGGTAGTGGTCAGAGCAGGGGTTTGCTCAGTGAGAGCAGTGCCCTTGAAGTTGATGGTGGCGCTCAGAAGGTCGTCACCAGCGGTGGCGGCCTCAGTGCCTTGGCAACGACGAACGGTGCCGGTTACAGCGCCACCATCACTACCAGCAGTGGCGTGAACCTCACGCACTGCAACCACTTCGCACTTCACGGGAGCAGTCCAGAATTGCACGTCGGCAATCGAGGATGCACCGTAAAAAGTAGCTTCGAGGTACTGCTCGGTGGACAGTTCAAACTGGGAGGGTTGTGCCATGGTCAGTTACCTCAATCGAAGTTAGAGGTGTTGGTCGCGCGCACGATGCCAAGGTTCTTGGTTTCGTACACCTTCGACCAGTTGCCCACGGTCGCCAGTTCGGCGCGAGTGGGGTTAGTGGTGGTCACGCCCCACTTAGCGCCAACCGGGTGGTAGACGTAGTGCAGGTCGATCGACATGGCATCGCTCTTGGCGAGGATGTCACGGTCGGTTTCAGTCTGCATTGCCATCTGCTCACCGCTGGCAATG